CTCAACCGATAACACATGACACGACAAAGGAGCATCACGAATTGAGACGACTACTAAGCATTACGACACTGGCCTTGCTGCTGGTGTTCGGGTTGGCGCTCACCGCGCAAGCCCACAACTTCAACGGGAGCGGCGACTGCGACGGCTGGACGCTCCAGCTCGACGGGGATTTCGGAGCCACCGAGATCTACGTCGACGGGAACCCGGTCGGGCTCGGGCTCACCTACAACTTCCCCGACACGTCAGACAACGAGACCCGATCCTTCACTGTCCTCTGGGATAAGCCGAGGAACGACGTCACCGTGACCCACGTACTCGAGCGAGTCCTCGACTGCACTCCGGAGGAACTCCCCCCGACTGTGACCGCGACCTGTGAGTTGATAACCATCGACGCTGCCGAAGGTGTCGAATGGGCGGTTCAGATCGGCGACGGGTATGTAGACGGCGAAGGGACAGACTCCTTCACCGGGCTACCAGGTCAGCCGTGGGCGGTCTTCTACAACGATCAGACGATTGCATCGGGAGTGTTCGAAGCATGCACCACCACCACTACTGGACCGAGCTCGACGTCTTCGACGTCTACATCAATCCCGGAGTCCTCTACCACGACCACGCCGACGACTACGTCGGAACCGCCGGACACAACCACATCAACAACCCAGCCTGCGCTGACGACCACTGCTCCTACCGGGACAACGACTCCCACCGAGTTGCCGTTCACCGGGATTGAGGACTGGTACGGCTACATCGCCGCCGCCTTCATCACTCTCGGAGGTCTGATGGTCTGGACTGCGCGGGAACGGGACGACGAAGCCTCCGAAGCAATCACCTACGACTGATGTCTGAGTCGATAGAAAGGAGGACAGCTACTGAGGTAGAACGCCTCATCAAAGCTGTGGAGACCCGAGACAAGCAGTTGAAGTCTGTGACGAAGACCGAACCTGTTTCGAGGGAAGTCAAACCTCGGGTCTCCCGGCGTGCAGGCGAGCGCGCCACCCACCTCCTCGCCTCGACGGAGTTCACGACCTGCGGCCGGGAGGCGTCGAAGGTGAGGGTGACGGTGGATATAACGAAGATGACCTGCGAGCTATGCCAGGGGAGGACGAATGCGGGCTGGGCTGATAAGGGGGGCATGCACGGCAAGTTGTCCTGTCATATTTGTGGAAGGTTGATCCGGGATCATGCAGTATTCGAATCGTGTATAGGAGGTAGACAGTGAGAAGCCCGATTGTGCGAAGGAAAACGGCTGACGAATGGGTGTCGGAAGCTAGGCGGATAACCCGTCGGTCGCTGATCGACCACCTCCGGCAGAACGACCGAGGGCTAGTCGTGTTGGACCAGGTTGAACTGCGAGACGTGACCGCCGTCGGCCCACTGCTGATACTCGGCGACGATGTCATGGTGTCCGGTTCGACGTTCTTGGCTGGGCGTTCAGCGGTTGGAGAAGGGATATGACGCAAAAGCAGAGAATCCTCGAAGCGTTGAAGGCGGGCCCGGTCTGTGGCACCACGTTCCTCGGCTGGTATATGCCCCGCTATTCGGCGCGTATCCTCGAGCTGCGTTCGGAGGGCTACGAGATCACGACCAGACGATGCCAGATGCACGACCATGAGAACCCTCAGACGATCTTCGAGCTCGCCGAGATAGACCAGTTGAGCCTCCTATGAGGTACCGTTTAGAGGTCCGGAACTTCGGTGGGTACTGGGGCTTCCAGATCTACGAGAACGACTACCCGACCATCGGCGCGTGGTCGTCCACCTCGGGAAACTCCACGAAGCGGGCAGCCATCCGCGCTGGCCGTCGCGAGATTAGAAGGCGGCAGGATCGGGAGCGTTCAGCGACAGGTTGGATACCCGTCGAATGAGATACATCCTCGCTGGTGCTCTCATCGGTGTTCTTGTCGCTGCTGCTGTAGTCCTTATCGGGTTGATGTTGTTTCAGGATGCCGGTCCGTTGGGTTGGGTAGGGGTGAGGGTCGCATGAGCGCCGACCGGCCCGAGTCGATAGCTGAATGGACCGAGCACCTCCACCGCGAAGCGTGTCGAGTCCGAGAGGCTAGACACCAAATGCTGATCCAGCCGAAGCCGTGGTGGGTGCCCAAGCCCGTTTACTACTGGCTGATACGTCAGATACTTGTCATAGTGGAAACTTCCCCCGATTCCTTTGACCCATGATCCAGGCGAAAGACATCACTGACGAGCAGTTCCTCAACGCTATCCGAGTGAGAGCTCACCCGTGGGGCTCAGCCTCCAGTTGGGATGTGGCCGACGAACTCGGGGTTCCATTCAAAGTGGCTCTCGCCAAAGCGCGCTCGGCGTATCGGCGCGGCCTCTTGGACGACATATTCTGTGGGTGCGGGTGCCGGGGAGATTGGAAGCCTGCTGACCGCCCCGAGGTACAAGCATGATCGTCCGCTGGACTGTCTACACGTCTTTCCTGTTCACCTGGATCTACTCGTTCGCCTGTGTCCTCATGGCTGAAACCCCTGCGGAATGGTTCGCTGCTGGTATCGCTCTCATCGTTGTTCCGCTGGTGTTCGTCCCGATGGTTGAGGCGGTGGAGGAGTGAGTCGGATACTGGCTGAAGCGTTTAGCCGAGCCAACCGCCAGGGGGCACTTAACCGGTCGAGGGAGAGAGTCTGGTGGTGTACAACCCATGATGAGCGCGCCGCCCATTACTCAGGGTGTCTCCGGGGGGCGGTTTACCGTTCAAGCTTCAGCGACTTCGACTGTCGCATGGTGGAGGCTGTGGTCGTGTTCGACGTGACGAGGCAACCAGGCACCAGCGCATGACTCCCTATTACGACGAGGACGGCATCGTCATTTATCACGCCGATTGTCGAGAGGCGCTGCCCGAACTTCTTGCGTATGAGACGCCTGCCCTGATTCTCACAGACCCGCCGTATGGGTTGAATCATCCGACCGACTATGCAAGCCGCGGCCGGTCTTCCCTCGGGGTCAAAACGGATTACGCCCCAGTATTTGGAGATGACACCGGGCCAGACGTTCTGGTTTTGAAGGAGTGCCTTTCGGCGGCCCCGAGCATCCTGTGGGGCGCGAATTACTACGCCGATCAACTCCCCGTAACGGGGTCGTGGCTGGTCTGGGATAAGCGAGTCCGTGAGGGTGTGGGTGTGAACGACCAGGCAGACGGGGAGCTTGCATGGTCGAACGCCACAAAGGGAGTACGGATTTTCCGACACATGTGGAATGGGATGTGGCGAGATTCAGAACGAGGCGAGCACCACCACCCAACTCAGAAGCCCGTCAGTCTTATGCGCTGGTGTATCGACAAGGCGAAGCCTGATGGAATGGTGTTCGACCCGTACATGGGTGCTGGCCCGGTGGCCGTCGCTGCCAAGAATGCTGGTCTCCCCTACGTCGGCGTCGAGATCGAGGAGGCCTACTGCGAGATAGCTGTTCAACGCTTGGCTCAGGGAGTCCTCCCGCTATCCTGACTCGGAGCAACAACCGCTACCCCTCAAAGAAACGCCGGCCATGCTCCCCCTACTCCTCCTCCTGATTCCGTTATACGTCCAAGACGGCTACAACCCTCCCCCCGACCCGGTCATCCTGTTCATCGGAGAAGCACCCGAGGCAGTGACCACAACCACGAGCCCGGCGCCGGTCGAGCAGGCTGCTGGAAGTGGCTTGGGGAACCGAGGCAGCGACGTAGACCAATGGTTGCCGTTAGTCGCCGGCCACTTCAACCCCGAAGACGTCCAGCGGGTGCTCTGCCTGATCGGACACGAAAGCGGCGGGAATGAGACAGCACGCAATAGTTCGTCTGGAGCTTCCGGCCTTCTACAGGTGATGCCCTTCTGGGCCGACGAATACGGGCTGGCGAGATCCGGTCTGTTCAAGGCTGAAATCAACCTGTGGGTGGGAAGAAAGATCCGCGATAGTCAGGGTTGGACAGCGTGGGCACCGTATAATCGGGGGCTATGCAGGGGTTAGAGAGGAAGCCAGGAGCCAGCTTCGGCATCATCGATCGGATCGAGGTGGGCGACTGCTGGCGTTGGACGGGCCGCGTCGATCGAGATGGCTACGGGCACTTCGGCAATCGGGGCAAGTTGGCGCATCGCCTCGTGTGGGAGATCCTCGTCGGTCCCATCCCTGCCGGTCTTCACCTCGACCACTTGTGTCGCAACAAGGCGTGCGTCAACCCAGACCACCTCGAGCCTGTGACCCCAGCCGAGAACGTCCGGCGGACTCCGCCAGGCAGGAAGGGCAAGCATGGCAATCAGGTGAAGGGCGCCGATCATCCCAACACCCAGAAGACCCATTGCAAGTACGGCCACGAGTTCACACCGGAGAACACGATGGCGGTCCCTGGGTGGAACGGCGCCGGCGCTCGCCGCTGTCGGATCTGCTCCAATAAGCGCTCCAACGAATCGCACGCCCGCCGCCGTGCCTTGACCAAGACGTAACAACTGTTACACTCCCGGTATGTGGATCAGAGTTGACCTACCGCCCGAACTGCACCGCCGGCTGAAGATCCTCGCCGCCCGGTATCAGATCCCTTTGATCGCCCTGGTGGAACGCATCCTCACTGACGACCTCTACGAGTGGGAAGACAAGGCTGATGCCTAAGGGCAACCACATGGCTCAGGCCGACAAGCTGTTCTCCCAGATGATCCGCATGAGAGACCAACGATGTGTCTCCTGTTCCAGCCCCGACAGGTTGCAGTGCGCCCACATCATCTCGAGGAGCTACAAGGCGATCCGAGTCGACCCCGACAACGCGATAGCTCTCTGCCAGTCATGCCATGTCAGGTTCACCCATCGCCCCCTCGAGTGGCGAGACTTCATCGACGAGATGTGGCCTGGCCGGTGGGATCGGCTTCGTAAGCGCGCCCTTACTTACGAACGGGTCGACTGGAAACGGAAACTGGTGTGGTTGCGGTCGGTTGTAGGGAGCACCAAATGAAACTCTTGGATCTCTTCTGTGGGGCCGGCGGAGCAGCGATGGGCTACCACCTCGCAGGCTTCACAGAGATCGTCGGGGTGGACATTGAACCCCAACCGAACTATCCGTTCGACTTCATCCAAGCCGATGTCATGTCTATGAGCAGCCTGGGGGAGTTCGACCTGATCCATGCTTCCCCGCCCTGCCAACGGTATTCGACCATGACCCTCCACGCCTTGAACTATCCCGACCTGATCGACCAGGTTCGGATCATGTTGGAAATGTCGGGCCGGCCCTACGTCATTGAGAACGTGGAAGGCGCCCCGATCATGGCCCATCTGAAACTGTGCGGCTCCATGTTCGGACTAGACGTGCAAAGACACCGCCTGTTCGAGCTGTCGGGGTTCCCCCTTGTCCTCTCACCGGCATGCAATCACAAAGCGTGGAAGGGAGGCCGGCCGTGGACAGTCACCGGATCAGGTGGTGGCGGCAAGTTCGCCCACTCATGGAAACCCGAATCCGCCGACCACTACGCCGACCTGATGGGTATGCCTCGGGGCATGTCGAAGAGCGAGTATTCGGAGGCTATCCCCCCGGCGTACACGAAGTTCATCGGTGAAGCATTCCTAGCGCAGGTGAAAGCATGAGTCCGACAGTCGAAGAAGTCGAAGCGTATCTCGCGGCTCGTTCCCGATGGGTGGAAGACCCCGACCGAGAACCCGTCGATGTGACTTGGTGTACCACTCACCTCCAAACCGGATCAGTCTTCCAGACGAAATGCTATTACGCGCAGGGGTTGCCGGATGAGCCCGCCTGTGTCCTGGTCGACGCGACAGTGTGTGTCCTAGAGGAGAAGGAGCTGCGATGAGAAACAAACGGTATGACAACGGGCTTGTCGCTGTAGCCTTCTGGGTGGTAGTCGGGGCGATCCTGTTCGGAGTCGTGTCATGGTGACCTGGCTTATCGTCTACCTGATCCTGCTCGCTGTCGGCCTGGCGTTCAACTACGGGGCCAACAGACCATGACCCTACGGAGTAACCTGACATCGTGAATCCGAAACAGCAACGCTTCGTCGAAGAGTACGTGGTAGACCTCAACGCCACCCAGGCCGCGATTCGCGCCGGCTACTCATCCGACACCGCCTACTCGCAAGGCCAGCGGCTGTTGAAGCATGTTGAAGTAGCCCAAGCCATAGCCGACGGCTCACAGAAGACCACCACACGCCTCCAGTTGACCGCTGAGTTAGTTCTCAACGGACTGCTGGACATAGCCCTACATGGCGAGAGGGAAGCCAACAGGGTGCGCTCATGGGAGCTACTCGGTAAGCATCTCGCATTGTTCGCCGACCGCTTGGAGATCACACAGGTTCCTTCGTCGGATCTGGTGAAGCAGTGGATAGACGCCCTCGAGGCCGACCTTGTCCCAAGCGACCACTGACGAGCTTGCCCACCTCGAATCCCTGCTAGTCCTGAAAGAGAGGGCCGCCCTTCCGCTCACGTCGCTGCTCCCCCATCAGACCCCACCGTCAGGGGACTGGGAAGGCTGGCTGATCCAAGCCGGACGCGGTTCGGGGAAGACGGCAGCTCTCGCCAAGTACATGACCGACCATGTCAACGGCCCTCCATGTATCAAAGGCACCATGCCTCACAAGATGGCTCTCATTGCCCCGACGGTTGGTGATGCTGTCGAATCTGCCGACCGGCATCCGATCTGTCTGCGCTCCCTCACGCCCGGGGGGAAGCTACAGGTCAAGCCGGGAGGAACGATCTTCACTTGGCCGAACGGCTCCGAGGTCAAACTGTTCGGCGTCCACACTCGAGACGACGTGGAGCGGCTCCGTGCTGGTGGGAACAACTGCCGGGTGTGGGCGGAGGAGCTCGCCGCATGGCGCTACTTGGAGGAGGGGTGGGATCAGATGCAGTTCGGACTCCGCATCGGCCCCGATCCGAAGTGGGCCGGCTCGTCCACGCCGAAGAACCGCGCCAAGTACCGGGAGATCATCGCCGACGAGAACGTGATCGTCTCCCGCGCCCACACCGACGACAACCCCCACCTCGAGCAGGGGTTCCGTGACAGGTTGAACCGCATGTTCGGAGGTACTACGAAGGCACGTCAGGAGATGGGCGGCGAACTCCTCGACGAGGTGGACGGGGCGCCGTGGAAGCGCATCTGGATCGACGCTCACCGCCGCAAGGAGAAAGGCCCGATGGGACGGGTGGTGGTAGGGGTAGACCCGCAGGGCTCCGCCGAGACCGGGACGACGGGCATCGTCGCCGCAGGCAGGACGGTGGGTACTTGTCCATGCGGGGAGAACCTGGACCGTCTACCCCACGCCTACGTCCTCGAGGACGTCTCCACCGCTGCCACTCCTGACGGGTGGGCCCGGAAGGCTGTCGCCGTGTTCGAACTGACCGAGGCCGACAAGATCGCCGCTGAACGTAACTTCGGTGGGGACATGGTCGAATCGACGATCCGTACTGTCTGGCCGTCCGCTCCGGTCGAACTGGTCAACGCCTCCCGAGGCAAGGTGATCCGTGCCGAGCCGGTAGCCGCCCTCTATGAGCAGGGCCGGGTGCACCATGTTGGAGCCTTCCCTGAACTCGAGGATGAGATGACCACGTGGACGGTTGACGAGCCGTGGTCGCCTAACCGCCTCGATGCGTTGGTGTGGGCTATCACCGAACTCGGACTCACCCAATCCCGAGAGGCGCGTGTGTACACCGCAGCGAACCGCACCATCGCCCCGAGCAGAGGTTAAGATTCCGTCATGGCATGCTCGTGTCAATCAGCAGAGAAGAAGGCGGCCCGCGCTGAGCGTGCGGCACGACAGGCCGAGGCCCGAGCGGCTCTAGCCGAACAGCGGAAGCAGAAGATGGAAGCAGCAAAGGCGGCGAAGTAATGCCCGAGTTCAGACATACGCGGACAGGCAAGATCATCCACGCTTCGGAGGCTGACGCTTTCCGATACCGCAACAACAGGTACGAGCCGATAGGCGAACCAGGCAAGCGCATCGAACTGCCCGCCGGGAACTACAACACGAGCGACGTGCCGAAGGGAACGATTGCCGAGGTCCTCGCATGGGCGGGAGACGATCCTGTCCGTAGGGTTACTGCTCTCATAGCCGAACAAGGCGCGACCGGTAAGAGGCGCAAGGGCATCATCGACGCTCTCAGTTGATCTACCTCATCGCAGCTCTCGCCTGCTACCGGATCACCCGGCTACTCGTTGAAGATTCAATAACCGACCCTCTCCGCACCTGGGCCGAAGTGAAAGCCCCATTCCTGTCTCGCATGCTCGACTGCTACTTCTGCGCGGGTTTCTGGGTCGCCGTCGTGGTAACGTTGGCCTTGCCCACCACTGGAGCAGTCGACCTCCCCCCTTTGGGTTGGCTGCTCCTCCCTTTTGCTTTCAGCGCAGTAACGGGCATCCTCTCACGATCCGACTAACGTAAAACCCCGTGGCAAGAAAGCCCCGCCTAACTTCGATCACCTCAGCCGCGTCGAGGGTCATATCTCCGGAACGTCCCGAAGCCCGCTCCCTCGCCCCCGACGCCCAGTCCCTGTACGGGTTGTATGACCGGCTAGGCCAGATCCGCGCTGCCCTCCAGTTCAAAGCTATGGCCGCGTCGAAGATCGACTACTACCCCGCCCGCCGACTCGAATCAGGGACGGCGCCGGAACGCTCCGAAGAACCCCGAGTGGTGGAGGCGTTCGACAGGTTGCAAGGCCCGCTCGGCGAGTTCGCCGACTTCGTCTCCGAGTTCTGCCTGCACCTGGATATTGCGGGGGAGGGGTATCTAGTCGGGAACGTGGACGACGACTGGGATGTCTGGTCACCGGTCGAATATGAGGACAAGCGTAAGAACCTTTACAGGTCAACCCAGCCCGACGCGGTGTCTCCCCTCGAGGGTGACGACTTCGTCCTCCGGGTGTGGCGGCCTCATCCGATGCGCCGGGAGCTTCCCGACTCCGCCCTCCGGTCGGTGCAGTCCGAGTGCATCCAATACATGCAACTCCGGGGATTGGTAACGGCGGTCAGTAACGCTCGGCTGATCGGCGGGATTCTCGGTGTGCCCGAAGAACTGAGTTTCCCCCCGAAGGCGAACGGCGATCCGGCTGACCCTTTCTTCGACACGCTCCTAGACGCTATCGAAGCGGCAGTGGAGAACCCAGACTCAACTCAGCGGATCGCCCCCGTCGGCATTCAGGGCCCCGCTGACCTGATCGACAAGATCAACTACGTCGACCTGAAGCGCGACCTTCCCGAGTGGGTGCCGACCCTCATGGAACGGGTACTCCGTCAGATCGCCACCGGCCTCGACCTACCCGCCGACATTCTCTTAGGCCTCGCGGATGTGAACCATTGGAACGCCTGGCTGTCGGAGGATTCGGCGAAGCTCGACTATGTAGACCCGCTCGTCCTGCTCATCCTCGACTCGTTGACCCGCGGCTACCTCCATCCGACCCTGACAGAGATGGGCGTGGCCGACCCCGAATCCTACGTGTTCTGGCGTGACTACTCCGACCTGATCGCACGCTCGGTGGGGAGTGAGGATGCGATCGCTCTCTACGAGTTGGACATCATCTCCGCCGACGCCGTACGAAGAGTGGTCGGGTTCACCGATTCGGACGCACCCGACGAAGCTGAGGTCGAAGCGAAACGTCCCGCAGTTGTCGAACCCGTGTTCCCGGCGGGCCCCGACAATGTGATACGCGAGATCCCTCAGACTTTGGTGGCGGCAGGGCAGAAGATCGGGTTAGGGCAGATCGACCACCGCCTCTACACCCAGCTAGCCGAAGCGTCCCAGGCCGCCCTCGATCGGGCGCTCGAGAGGGCAGGGCAGAAGATCCGCACCCACGCCGTCGGGTCGACGAAGCGCTCAGACGGTTCGGTGAGACCTCCGAAGCATGCGACCCTTGCCGCGCAGATCGACGGAGTGCCTAACCGCCTCGTCTCCCTCACCGTGGGGCCGGCAGTAAGGGACACGCTGCAACTCACCGACGACGATCTGATCCCCGAAGGCACCTTCGACCACCTCACCGGACGGATAGAGCGCATCCTCGAAGCGGGCCAGTCCGACACTTACACGACCATCTCCGATATGACCGGCGCTACCCCACCCCGAGACGAACCCCAAGAACGCTCCTGGATCGAAGCCGCCTCCGCTCTGCTCATCACCGGCCTCGGAGCGCTCGCCCTGCGTAAGCTGTTCACCCCCGACCTCGAACTAGACCCCGCCGAATCCGGGGAGATCTCCGACACGCAGATACCAGCCGACCTCATCTTCGACACCCTCACCGTGGCGGGGGGAGGACAGCCCGGCTTCGGCCCCGAAGCTCCTAGAGGTTTGGCGAACGGGGAGCAGGCGCAACGGTGGATTGTCGAGGCTGGTTATCGGGTCAGGGAGCGGGAGTGGACGGTCGGCGCCCCCGCCAAGCCGTTCGAACCCCACCGCAATCTGAGAGGGACACGCTTCGAGCAGTGGACTGACCCGGCTCTGACGAATTACACCTCGTGGTTGGGCGTTTCGTTTATGTTTCCAGGCGATCACAAAGGATGCGTCTGTTCCGCCGAGTTGGTGATTGAGGAGGCCGCAGACCTTCTGGTGGCCGTCTAATGGCCCACATCCTCGTCGATCGAGTACGGGAAACCACCACCACCACCGGAACCGGAGCGATCTCCCTTGCCGGCGCCGTGGCAGGGTACCGAGATTTCGACTCGGTGATGGCGAACGCCGATACCACCCTTTACTGCATCCAAGCCCAGACCCCCGGCCAGTGGGAGGTCGGCTTCGGAACGTGGAACACGGGCAACACCCTTTCCCGTACCAACGTCCTCGCCTCGTCTACCGGGGCGGCGGTCAACTTCTCAGCAGGCACGAAGGACGTGTTTATGACCCTCACCCCTTCGGGGCAGTGGCAGTCGTTGACGCTGCTGGGAGGGATCACCGTCGGTACTGACCTGAGCGTGGTCGGCAACGCCGAGATCGACGGGACCATTACCGGCAGTGGCGGGTCGAACCCGATCGACGCTCCCCAGGGGGTAACGACTCCGTGGGTTGTCGGGCTGACCACCGCCACCACCCAACCAGCCCTCGAACTTGTCGCAGGCACATTGATGACCACTCCGGCGGACGGTGCCATCGAAGCCGACGCAACCAACTTCTACGGGACTACCGACGCAGGCAACCGCGGGTATATCCCGATCAAGCATTTCATTCGCGCCGCAGCGAATCAGACGCTCACCTCGACCACCAACGAACAGTCGTTCTTCGACTCCCCCGCTAACGGGCGGGTCACATTGGAGACGGGAACCTACAAGTTCGAGTGGATGGGGAACATCACCGGGATGTCGGCCACGTCGGGGAACGCACGGTTCGACATTCTCGGAGCGGGGTCGGCGACGATGACCTTCCCTATCTGGTATTTCAACGGTGTCGACAACACCAACTCGAACACGATCTCCGCTGACATGGCCCCGCTGTTCCTCGTCGATACGACCGCCGCGTCAGCGGTCACCGCGGGGACGGGGACGGCTCTCAGGTTCTGGGCGCAGGGCATGTTCGAGATCACCGGCGCCGGGACAGTCCAGCCCGCCCTCGCTCTCGTGACGGCGGCAGCGGCGACGGTCCAGCGTGGATCTTTCTACATGGTCGAACGGGTTGGCGCGACTGGGGTGGTGTCGGTAGGTCAGTGGGATTAAATGGCGAACCTCGGAATCGACGGCATCTCCGAGGTTGCGATATCCGCCCTCCCAGAATCAGCAATAGCCCCGATCACCGGGACGGGCGCGTCGACTCTTGCGGGAGTCACGTCAGCCGGTAGCGGCACCTACACCCCAGCAGCGATAACAGGAACCGGCTCTTCAACTCTCGCCGGCGTCACTAGTGCGGGATCGGGTACCTACACGCCGGGAGCAATCACCGGTACTGGGGCTTCGACTCTCGCGGGAGCGACCTCGGCTGGTACAGGGCAGGTGCGTTACATCGCCACCGGAGCCTCCGCTCTGGCAGGGGCGACCTCGGCAGGCGCCGGGACGTTCACCCCCACCCCGATCACGGGTACCGGGACTTCCACGCTTGCCGGGGTTGTCTCGAGCGGGTCGGCCACCTACACCCCGCCACCGATCACAGGTTCGGGAACTGTACCCCTCGACGGCGGGGTCTCGGCGGGAACCGGAACCTACACCCCACCGCCCATCACAGGGACGGGCTTGCCAACCCTGGAGAACGTCACCTCGGACGGCGACGGGGGGATCATCGCCCCCATCACCGGCACGGGGGACACCACCCTCGACGATGTCGTATCCATCGGAGTCGGTGTCTACACACCCCCCGACATCACCGGAAGCGGCAGCGTCATCCTCGAGGGGGTCACCTCGCAAGGCACCGGAACCATCCCGTTCACTCCTGTCGGTGGGGATGTGATCCTGCGCCACCCCACCTTCGTCTACATTCAAAGCATCCGAGTGATGAGGCGTGGTCAACCACGACGAGGCCGACGATGATTAGGATGGGCGCTGTGGCAGACACGACCATCACCTTCGCCATCGACGGGGAAGTGGTTTCCTCCAAGACCTACAACAACGACGAGGTGCGGATCATCCACGACTTCGTCACCGGCCCCGGGGAGTGGCTGCCCTACTCGCTGACGTTCGAACCGGATGCCGTGACCGTCGTAGAGATGAGGCCATGATGAGCCATACCGTGTTGGTCATACCAGAAGGCGTCGACTCCTCAGACGGCCGCTCCTACCCGCCGGGGTCTCTGACCTGGCGTGAGACTGTCCCCCTCCAATTCACCGACGAGACCACCGAACACCATGAGGGTGCATTCCATGTGGGGAACCTGACCAACCTACGCCGCCAGACCGTCGAAGGGGCAACGTGGATTGTCGCCGAACTCACCTTCGACAACGACGAGGACGCTGCAGAGGCGATGCGACTGGCCGACGAGTTGAAGATCGCCGGAGTCTCCGCCGATGTAGCGCAGGTGTGGGAGGCGTCCGACGAACTCGACGCCGAGGGCTTCCCCGTGTTCAACCTGGTCTCAGCCGAAATCGTCGGGGTGACCCAGGTGCCGATGCCCGCTTTTGATGGAGCGAGGATTCTCAGCGCCAGCGAAACCGTCGAACTGGTGCCGCCCATGATCACCGCCGCCCTGCTCCCCGCGCTCGAGGCCGACTGGTTCGCCGACCCTGAACTCGACAAGCCCACCCCTCTCACGGTCACACCGGAAGGAAGGATCTATGGACACCTGGCAACTTGGGGAACCTGTCACATCGGATTCGACGGGGTCTGCGTCACCCCTCCCGATTCAGCGAGCGACTACGCCTACTTCCACACCGGCTCGGTTCTGGAGACGGCCGTGGGCCACATTACTTTGGGTACCGGGCATGCATCGCTCAGCGCAGACTCCCATTCAGCGACGGAGCATTACGACAACACCGGAACCTGCGCCGCCGATATCCGAGTAGGTGAAGACGCCCACGGGATCTGGGTTGCAGGCGCCGCACGACCAGACGCAGATTTGGACGCCCTCCGCGCCGCATCCCTCTCCGGGGATTGGCGGAGGATCGACGGCTCACTGGAACTCGTAGCGGCTCTCGCCGTGAACGTGCCCGGCTTCCCCATCCCTCGCACCCAGGCGTCGATGGCAGCCTCCGCGCAGACCGCCCTCGTCGCTTCGGGGATCGTCCAACCCGAACCCGACAAGTCAGACCTCACCCTCGTCTACGAAGCGCTCTCGGTGATGGGGTCGAAGCTCGACGCTCTCCTCGGCCCCGAAGATGAAGACGAGGACGACGAGGTACACGGCGACTACCCACCGATGGGACGCCTCGCCGCGGTAATTGACCTCTCAACTAAATCTGGTGTAACGTAGCCGCAACGCCTTCGTGAGCTGATACAGCCGGGAGTGCTACCACCCATGCCGGTGGCAGTGCCCCGGCTTATCTCATGGAGGAACATTTTGGAAAAGCTGAAAGAGCTATCCCAGAACCCCGAACTGGTAGACGGGTACACCGCCGACCAAGTCTCGGAGACCCGCGCCGAACTCACCGAGTTCGTGAACGCGGTGAAAGCCGGCGAGATCGAAGCCGACTCCGAAACCCTCACCGAAGCGAAGACCATCTCCGAACTGTTGACCGCCCGGTCAGTAGCGTTGGAGGCTGAGGTCGAAGCCCGTCAGGCTGAGATCGCCGCACTCGAAGAGTCCCTCGGGATCACCGAAGAGGTCGAAGAGGACGAGCCGGTCGAAGAGGTCGAAGTGGCCGACGAGATCGTCGAAGAGGTCGAGGTTGTCGAAGAGCTCGAGCCGGTACTCGCATCAGCGAAGCCTCCGGTCGGTGCTCTCGCCAAGCTGATCCCAGCGGAGCGCAAGCCCCGCGAGAAGCAGGGCCCCAACCTCGTCGCATCTGCGGCAGGGTATGAAGGCACCGACGTACTCACCGCCTCCGCCTACGGGTCGATGGCGTTGAAGCGTTGGAAGGGAATGTCGAACACGACCTCCCAGGCTTTCTTCCCGATCGCCCAGTTGGAGATGTCCCACAAATACACGGTGACCCCCGGAGACAACGAAGGCAACCAGAAGACCCTTGCTGCGATAGGCCGTGAGGCCGCCGCCGAAGGCAACCTGGTCGCATCTGGTGGCTTCTGCGCACCAGCAGAGCAGTTGTACGGGTTCTTCAACGTGGCAACCTCGGCGGGGATTCTCAACCTGCCAACAGTCAACGCTCCACGCGGGTCGATCTCGCTCCCAGTGTCGCCGTCGTTCGGTGACTTCTTCGGAGCTTCGGGGATCGCCACCGAGTGGACAAACGAGAACGACACCGAGCCGACCAGCCCGGCGACAAAGCCGGTCTACACGTTCGTCTGCCCCGAGTTCCAGGAGTGTGAGGTCTCGGCATGGCCGACGATTCTCCAGTTCGGGAACTTCGCCGCACGCTTCTACCCCGAGGCCATCGCTCATGCGACAGCCCTGGCGATGGTCGCTGCGGAGCGGACAGTGAACACGGCACGGATCAACTTCCTGCGGGCCGCGGCCACAACTGTGACTGCGATCGCGACGGGTGGTGGAGGTCTCATCTCCCTGGCACGCAACGTGTCGGAGGCGGCAACCTTCTACCGGCAGACCTACGCGATGAGCCCCGACGCTGTCCTCGAGCTGGTCGTCCCGGCGTGGGTGCCCCGCGCCCTCTACGTCGACGCCCTGGCTCGTGGGTCAACCGTCGACTACGGCGACCTGCGCAGGCGGATCACTGGCATCTTCGCTGAGATCGACGTTCGACCCCAGTTCGTCTACGACCTCGACGACGGCGCCGTGATCGCTGACACGTGGGACGGCACCGCCGACTTCCTGCTGTACGCCCCCGGTACCGCAGTGGAGTTGGATGGTGGAACCCTGGATCTTGGAGTGGTGAGAGATTCGACTCTCAACTCGACCAACGACTTCCAGACGTTCGCCGAGCCGTTCGTCGGATGGTGTGTCCCAGGTAACGAGATCTACCTGCTCAACGACATTCCGATCTGCTCGAATGGTGAAGTCGGATTGGCAGTGGACGTCCTCTGCTAACCGGTATCATCTGAGGGCGCCTTTCGGGTGCCTCACAACTGGAGACCCTCCGATCCTTGTCGGGGGGTCTCCTCATATCCCATCCGCACCAGCTTGTTATATGCGATGGTTCCTTTACGCACCCGCTTGGATTGGGCGCCCTGCCACATTTCGACGATGGGGTACAGCGAGTCCTTGTCCGTTGATACGGGTGGGGTAGACCAGTCCACCTCGAGACCCGATCCGAAGATCGCCGCCTTGCGTGGGGCGCGGGGCCGGGAGAGCAGCGAGATCTCATCCCGATGGTCGACGAGGGAAGGGACGGTGTACCAGCAGTCGAGCTTCCCCTGAAAGTAGTGCCATAGACGTTGGTCGTAGGAGAAGTTGCGCATCCGATCGGCGAACCTCACCAACTCGGGGACATGCATCGTGGGGATGACCACTCCCACACCCCAGGTCGGGCCGGGCCCGGTCCACCATGCGCCAGGGTTCAGGTCGAGTGCAGCCCTGACCCGCTTCCCAGCGCCGGCGTAGAGTCCGACCGGGTGGGTAGTTGAATATTCAATCGCTTTGGACACGGATTCGACCAGCCCCTCGGAGGCGACCGCGTCGTCCTGGATGACCATCACATGTGTTCCTTCGCCGGATAGGAGCGCCCGCCGGCCGGTGTCCCACGGGTGGCCGACCTCATCCCAGACGATCTCGGCGCCCAACTCCTTCGCGAGTGACACGGCCTGTTCTTCTCGTCTACTATGGGCCATGACTCTGACTGAGAGTTCCACGACGAGAGAATAGGAGCAACCACGATGTCGCGATACCAGCAGGTTCACGATGCCGTTGAGATACTGGCGAACGCGGTGTTGGTCGTCCTGACCGCCACTCATGGTCTAGTCGACGAGAAGCTTACCTTCGCAGATTCGGAGAAGGCTGCCAGAGCGCTCTTAGACCAGATCGCCAAAGTCGAAACGATCTTCCACGAATGATCCGCTTCCTACGCCGCAGACGGCGCCGCATCCGCACCGAAGCCGAGTTGCTGCAAGCCCTCAACTCCCCCGAAGTATTCTGGTAGCCCGATGCTGCCTCATGAGTTCGACATCTCCGACAACCACGCGATCAACCTGTCCTTTTTCATGCGGCCTCCGCGTTGGCGCGTGTTCGCATACCGACGGTGGCGGCGCTACCAGCAACCCGACCAGATCAAGCAGGCGCTCTTCGCTGCGATCCGTGGGGAGTACGAACCATTGGCGCGGTTCGGTAAGTCCTGATGAGTGACGTGAGTGTGACGCTACGAGAAGGGATTATCAAAGCAGCACTGTCGGCCTTGAGGTTGGATGAGCCGAACGCAGACATGGCTTTGGCGATGGACCCCGAAGGTGCAGCTACCTGTGCGGTCGATGCTGTTTTCGACTACCTGATCGCCCACGCCGACGAATGGGCCGAGGTGTATGGCTTCGAGTTCACCGAAGGCTGGTCCGCTTCCATTGCTAAGGGCCTCATCGCTGCTCTCCGTGTTCAGGATGACACCGATGCCTCATAGCCGCCCCGAAGGTAAACCCTGGCTGGTCGAACGGATCACCGCCCTCCAACCCGCAACCATCCTCGACGTGGGAGTCGGAGCGGGCACCTACTGGAACCTCCTACACAAGAAGGTCAACGCAGTGTGGACGGGAGTTGAGATCCACGCCCCCTACGTCCGCCGGTACAAGCTCGACCGGAAGTACGACCACCTCATCGTCGGGGACTTCCTCACCGAGTTCGTCACTCCAGCCATGGCCCCGTTTGATGTGGTGATCCTCGGTGATGTCCTCGAACACGTCGCCCGTGAGGATGCCCAGGCGATGTGGGATAAGGCGCGTAGTCTGGGAACCGTGTTCCTCACCCTCCCCCTCGACAACTATGTGCAGGGCCCGGTCTACGGGAACCAGCACGAGGCGCATCTGCATCACTGGTCTGCTCTGGAAGTCGAAACGCTGGGCGGTGTCACCGACTCTTGGATCGGCCCGCGTAAGGGCTGTTTCGTCGCTGACAAGGTGCAGATCGTCACGGGGCCGATGTGATCTTCTGTAGCGGTCACTGCGAGCATGGCAAGTTCATGGGGGAGTGCTTCGACTGTGTGCGCGGTGAGGCCGAAGAGTATGGCGGCGAGGTGGAGGTCGTTCAGTGGGAGTCTGAGACGATGGAGGGCTGGCGGATCTCCCACACCGGCGACCCCCTGCATGACACCGTTCCGATAGGCGAGGAGTGCCAGTGCGGTTGGATCAACTTCGGGGTGCAGCCATGATCCCCCACGTCTTCCACCAGTTTTGGACAGGCTCCGAACTCCCCGTCGAATACGCCGACATGATCGCCACCTGGAAGACCCACCATCCAGACTGGAAACACCGCTTCTGGACGGCAGACAATATGATCCCGTTGCTCAACCAGAAGCTCTACGACCGCGCCGATCAGATATCCCCGCACGCTCCCGAACAGTTCCAGTCCGACGTTGTCAGATATGAGATCCTCTACCGCTACGGCGGAGTGTGGGCGGACGTGGACTTCGTCTGTCAGAAGCCCATCGATGATCTGATGGGAGTGCCGATCTTCGCCGGTCGGGTTTCCAACGTCCTCAACAATGCTCTGATCGGAGCGCCCGAAGGTCATGCGATGCTGTTCGACCTGATCGCCAAACTCCCCGCGAACGTCGCCAGGTATGGGCCGTCAGTGGGCAACACGGTGAAGTCGGGGCCGCAGTTCTTTACCCCCATCGCGAGGCGGCACAAGATCACCGAATACCCCGCCCGCTACTTCTACCCGTACACCTGGGAGCAGCTCGACTCCAAGCTCGAGGGAGAGTACGCGACACATCGATGGAACAACGCTCGGCGGCTCGCATCGAAACGGTAACCATCACCCAATACGGGAAGTCCTACCAGATCAACAACCCCGGTGAAGGTCGAGTTGGGTCGAAGCTGTCGATGGGAACTCCCTACGAGCAGAAGCTCCTGGTCGACATCTACCAGCATGACCTCACCGGTTCAGCCTTCGACATCGGAGCGCACATCGGGAACCACACTCTCTACCTTGCCGCGGTGTGCGGGTTGAAGGTCTACGCCTGGGAGCCCTACCCCGACTCGCTGAAACAACTTGAAGCGAACGTCGCTCTCAACGATTTCGACGTAGAGGTCTTCGACTGGGCAGCAGGAGACGAGGTGGGGAAGGGGCGGTTCACTCCCGGCATGTGGATCGAGTTCGACCCGTCCCGGCAGGGTGCGAAACTCCAACTCCAACGCGGTGAGGTGCCGGTCTACCCGATTGACGACATGCTCGACGTTGCAGATCTGGCAGTGGTGAAGGTGGACGTGGAGGGGATGGAGTCCCGTGTTCTCGCTGGGATGGTGCGTCATCTGGCCCGCTCCCACCCCCTGGTTTACGCTGAGACCCACGACGTTGCCGCCTACGAGTCGATTCGTGCTGTCCTTGAACCGATCGGCTACAAGATGACCAGGGGCATCCACATGGGCAGTCCTCAGCATCGGTGGGAAGTCGTTTGAGTCTCACTGTGATGGCCCATCCGAAACGGGCAGGCTACGTCCGCGAACTCCTCCCCCAGCTCGGCCACCCCGAAGTCGTCTGGGACACGCAAGGTTCACGCTGGGAGACCGGCCGTCGGGCGTGGGCGACCTTCGATCCGACCCACAATCATCACACGGTAATTCAGGATGACAGCGTTCCGTGCCGGCATTTCCTCACTCATCTCGATCGGGCGCTACTCCACACTCCCGCGGTGCCGCTCGTCCTCTACGCCGGGGCGACGATGCGCGACCGGTTCAAGACCGTTCCCCGTAATGCGTCGTTCGTGGTTCTCGAGCGTATCTGGTGGGGGGTCGGAATATCCCTGCCCACACCCCTCATCCCCCAGGCGCTGGAATGGGCCGACTCGGAGGAGGGCGACCAGTACGACCACCGCCTCTCGTCGTTCTTCGAAGCGATGGGCATCCCCATCTGGTACACCTGGCCGAGCCTTGTAGACCACCGCAACGGGCCGTCGCTCATCCCAGGACGGGGAGGGGGGAGACACGCCTACAACCCCGCTGGTAGACGCACCCAGTTGAAATGGACGGGGAAGGTTGTTGACCTCTCAAACAAACTGGTAGAGTGACCTCGTCGGGTTGAGCTGATACAGCCGCCGACCTCACAATCTGAGGTTCTCTTGGCAGTCGTATCAGCACCCCAATTCACCGCCACCAACGCAGGCA